CAAATCCAGCCACCCTGCCAGCAGGAACAGGTTATTCTTGTGCTTTCAATCCAACCGGCACGGCTTTGGCCGTGGCTCATGCTACAACGCCATTTGTGACGGTTTACAATTGGTCGTCGTCTGGATTTGGCTCTAAGTTTTCAGATCCCGCAACCCTTCCTGCATCAACCGGCAACGGCGTTTCTTTTAACTCATTAGGCACTGTGATTGCTGTTGCTCATTCAAGCAGTCCTTATGTTTCAGTTTATCCGTGGTCTGGTTCAGGGTTCGGAACCAAATTCTCAGATCCTAGTACAACGCCAACTAACAATGCAGCTAGTGTTGCCTTTACTAATTAAATTAAGGATGTTTTATGGATGCATATAGACAAGAGATCTTGACCAATGCGCTTGAAGGTCGGCGTCGTGAGGTCATGGAGTATGCAATAAATATTGAAAATTTTCAGCTTGCATTGCAAGAGATCGAAAATGATCCAAGTATGTTGGAATTTAAACAGCGTCTAGAGCAATTGCTCGCTGAACACATACGAGAGCATAAAAAAGCAAATGTAATGCTAAAGGTGTTAGAGCAACAATGTAGTGTAATTGGCCAACCTTGAAGCGCTTGCAAGTTATGAAGTTGTTTTGAAGGCCTTGAAGGCCATTCGTTAGGAGAGCCGCAATGGCAGCAAGTGGATTTACGCCCATTCAGCTTTATCACAGTACTTCACCAGGCGCAATACCGGCAGCAGGAGATTTGGCCGCTGGTGAGCTAGCATTAAATATTAGAGACGGCAAAGCGTACTATAAAGATATATTTGACGCGGTCCAACAGCTTGCTGGCCTTTCTGGATTTTCGGGCAATTCGGGTTTTAGTGGAGTGTCTGGCTTCTCAGGGCGATCTGGGTTTAGTGGCACCAGCGGTTTTTCAGGAATCAGTGGTTTTTCGGGCGCAGCAGGAAGTTCATCACTGACAGGGGTAACAAATTCTACAACGCCGTTTTCCACGGCACTTGGTTCAGGAGCACTTACATCTGTTACTTCAGGGGTACAAAATACCGCTGTTGGTTACAACGCCTTAAATACCCTATCAGGCGGTTCATATTGTGTAGCTGTCGGTGCTCAGGCTGCAACAAATAATACAACAAATAATACGACTGCTATTGGTTATCAAGCACTTGCAGCTAATACATCGGGGCCTTACAACACGGCAGTTGGTTATGGAACTCTAGCCACAAACACGACACAAGGCTACCAAACCGCTGTTGGTTATCTAGCTTTAAATCTAGCAACTGGAGCTTCAAACACGGCTTTCGGCGCTTATGCAGCGCCGAACATTTCAACAGGCTCTTTGAATGTAGCAATAGGTCGAAACTCACTTTACAATTTAACAACAACAGCGGGCAGCGTTGCCGTAGGCGCTAGTGCGCTATATTTAACAACAGGAGGTACAAATACGGCAGTAGGATATGGTGCTGGGAGCTTGCTTACAACAGGAGTAAATAACACCATACTTGGAAATAACGCGCAGGCAAGTTCTGACACTGTTTCAAACGAGATCACTCTCGGCGACTCCAGCATCTCAACTTTAAGATGTCAGGTCACAAGCATCACTGCCTTATCCGATGCGCGGGATAAAACCAGCGTTGTGCCGATCCAAGCAGGGCTTGATTTTGTCAGGCAGCTTAAGCCCGTAGCCTTTACTTGGAACATGCGTGATGGCGGTAAGGTCGGTGTTCCCGATACAGGGTTCATTGCTCAGGATCTGGTCAAAGCTCAGACCGACGCAGGCGTCACGATTCCGGGGCTTGTATACGCAGAAAATTCCGACAAGCTAGAAGCTGCCTACGGCAAACTGATCCCGGTGCTTGTGCAAGCTATTAAGGATTTGACCGATAAAGTTGAAACTCTTGAGTCCAGGATCAAATGAAATGAGCGACGATCTGGATAAGCGCCTCTCAGTTCACGAGGCCATTTGTGCCCAGCGCTATGAGCAAATTGAAAAGCGCTTAAAAGATGGCAGCACACGCATGCGGCATATCGAAATCTTGCTGTACATCACGATTGTCGCGGTCCTGCTTGGCCCTGGCGTAGCCGCGATGTTTGTCAAGAAAGTGTTTGGCATATGAATTGGTCTGATGTACTCAAGGCAGTCATCCCGGTCATAGTAGCTTCGCTTGCCTGGCTGCTTGGGCAGGTCGCGGACTTCTCCACACGCTTAACAAAGATCGAAGGCGCAATGCCTGCCTTGATTACCAAGGAGGGTGTGCCGACTGATAGCCCCATCAGTGCTGAGAAACGAGCCATACAAAAAGAGCAGTTGATGCAGCACATTAATGAATTGCAAGTCAAAGTGCGCCTGCTTGAAGAGCGCGAGAAGTTGGGGAAAAAGTAATGTTTGAGCTACTGGGCGGCGGCCTTTTAGGTTCCATTTTCGGCGGTTTGTTCAGGCTCGCCCCTGAAGTCCTAAAGTTTTTGGACAAGAAGAACGAACGCGCCCACGAGCTATCCATGTTCCAACTTCAAACCGACCTCGAAAAAATGAGGGGCGAGTTCAAGATGGAGGAGAAGTATGTGGACTACTCGATCTCGCAAATGGACACGATTAAGGAGGCTTTTAAGGAGCAAGCCCAAACGGCAAAAGAGGCTGGCTGGCTTGCTTCTTTTATCACTGCTATTACCCGCCCCGGTCTTACTTGGATTGCATTTGGCGTATATGTGGCTGTCAAAGCTGCCGGCTTAACGATAGCCTTTCAGACCAATGCAAACTGGGCCGAAGTCTTGACCAAGAGCTATGACGAGGATGATTTCGCCATGCTGAACATGATGATCAGTTTTTGGTTCGTTGGTCGAAGCATAGAGAAGTACCAAAAAGGTGGGTAGTCGTGGAAGCCTTGATCGATTCCCTTGCAAGAGTTTGGTTCTTGGGGGTCGCGCTTGTTGGCGTGGCCGTTTATGCCGTGACCATTAAGACTCGGCTTGATTACCTCGAGAAGGACCACGATAGGCAGATCCACGCGCTGTGGGAGCATGTCAACCGATTGATTGCTGAGAAATCCAGTGAATGAAGCCAAAAAGCTTTGCAAGGATGTACTGATCAAGCCCTTTGAAGGGCTGGCAAAGCGTTTGCCTGACGGGCGTGTAACAGCCTATCCAGATCCTGGTACTCGTGGACACCCTTGGACTATAGGTTGGGGCGCTACAGGTCCTGAAATCAATCCTGGCACGGTATGGACCATCGAGCAGTGTGAGGACGCTCTAGATCATCATGTTGAGTATTTTGTGCGTGGCCTGCTTAAGATGTCGCCAAGCCTTGCTAAAGCACTTCCAAGGCGTATGGCAGCCGTTACAAGCTGGGCCTATAACTGTGGGCTTGGTAATTATAGGATTAGCACCTTTAAGAAGCGTGTTGATGCGGATAACTGGGATGGTGCCGCGGATGAATGCTTGAAGTGGAATAAAGCTGCTGGCAGGGTTTTGCCAGGTCTAACCCGTAGGAGGGCGGCAGAGGCCGCGTTAATGCGATGAGTTCAGCAACCAAGTCAGATCCAGGCAAGTGGAAGCGCATTGTTGCCTCAGTCAAAGCTTCGGGCAAAGGCGGCAATCCAGGCCAGTGGAGCGCCCGTAAGGCTCAATTGGCAACCCAGAAATACAAGGCCTCAGGCGGGGGTTACAAAGGCCCTAAAAAAGCGGATAATTCGCTCTCAAAGTGGACCAAAGAGGACTGGGGTACGCGCAGTGGCAAGCCCAGCACTCAAGGACCCAAGGCAACTGGCGAGCGTTACTTGCCCAAGGCAGCACGAGAGAAGCTCACCCCTTCTGAATACGCGGCAACAACTCGAGCCAAGCGTGAAGGAATGCGGCAAGGCAAGCAATTTGTGCCCCAGCCCGAATCGATCAAGAAGAAGGTGTGGTAATGGCCTACGCAATGACCTACAACAACTTGGTGACGGACATCCAGCAGTACCTGGAGCGCACCGACGCCGAGACCGTTGCCCGTATTCCCACCTTCATCGGACTTGCCGAACAGGTCATTGCCAGCCAGATCAAGTTTTTGGGCAACCTGACCGTGCAAAACAGCACGATGAATGCAGCCAATCCCGTGATTGATAAGCCTGCACGCTGGCACAAAACAGTCTCAATGAACATCACGGTGGCAGGCAAGCGTTACCCTGTCCTGCTACGAAAGTATGAGTACCTGCGTGAGTATTGGCCTGATCCGACACAAACGGATGTGCCCAAGTTTTATTGCGACTACGATTACACGCACTGGTTTGTGGCTCCGACGCCAACGATCGCCTACAACTTTGAAGTGCTTTATTACGAGCGCGTAGCGCCTTTGGACATCACCAATCAAACCAACTGGTTTACGGTCTACGCACCTCAAGCATTGCTGTACGGGTCCTTATTGCAAGCCATGCCGTTCTTAAAGAACGATGAGCGCACACCCGTGTGGCAAGCGCAGTATGACGCCATCATGCAAACCCTCATGGCCGAGGATAAGCTGCGTATCGCTGATCGCCAGGCCGTTGCCGCGGATAGTTAATCATGAGCTATACCAGCCCCTTTACTGGCGATGTTGTCCTGCCTACGGATGTCTCGTATGAATCGATCACGCTGACTGCAAACCTGCAGTTGGTGTGGCCTATCAACGGCAACCTAAGTACCGAAACGCCTGCAGCACGCATCATGGATGTGTCAGCCTCAAGTGCTGGGCTTGAGTTGCGCATGCCCCCTGCTGACGAGGTCTCAGTAGGCCAGGACGCGCTGATCAAGAACACGGGCGCCAATACCTTTACGGTTAAGACCTCTGACGGCACAGGCACCATCGTTG